GGATAGGTATTCAAATTATATTTTCGCCTCATCAAGCGATTCTGGTATAGAATGGCTCAATGAAGCGGAAATTGAAACAAATAAATATATTGGTAAATGTAAGATTAGTTTTTAGAATAATCTTTTGTAGTTATTGAGCACCTCATTTAATTTATCACTCATAGCCGAATTATCAACATTATACGGATTCATTGCCCCACCACCACCAACATATGTTTTAGCACCGTTGATGTCATCGATGATCATTTCAAAAGCTTTCTCAGCAAATGACGTATCACCCGTTTCCTTAGCTCTCATAATAGCATCAAATAATTGCTTTAAATAGCCGTTAAAGTCGCTCGGCATCTGATATTCGTTCATATTAGTCTTCCTCAGATTCATCTTCTTCGTTATCATCATCTTCCTCAGAATTAGTATCCTCCTCAGTATCGGATTCCATTAATTGTTTCTGTCTGAGATTGTGCTCAAGAACCATCTGTAATTGTTCTTCTGTTAATACGTATTTAGTCATAATCTTTTTTATATAAATATTGGGAAATTTAGTAAAAGCCCTCGTGTGGACGTTTATTATAATTTATTTCCGCAACTTGGGCAGAATGTCCAAGAACTCTTTCTTATTCTATATCCACAACCAGTACAATAGTTTTTAAGATCACTTGCTTGCACTGGTTCCTGGGATTGCGGTTTTATCTTCCAACTCACGATATTCGTGTAGTATGAATTAAAATCCATATTAATACTATTAAGTGCGGTGTTGGAACTACCACCCTGTTCAACTCTACCTGTTTCAACACTTTTACTACGAAGTGTACTATTGGATGTATTGCTCGTATTTACATTAGTTGAACAATAATAACTCGAAACTGGCTGGCTTGAAAACCCACCAAGTGGGGTACCATTTGCTGTTATACCACCAGTATACGTGAACGTGCTATTGGCTGGTTGACCAAATGAACCGCTATTTGATGTGATATTAAACCAATCAAATGTTGGGTATGTCGTTAAATTATATGATAGTTGTTGATCATAGAATTCTATCTCAACGGTACCGTTGTTTGCGATTGCAACCATAGCTGCGGCATCATTACCATCAACCTCATATGTTGAGAACATGAATTTCTTAGCCACATCAATGTAGCGATCCAAATGTACTCTTTGACCTGGCTTCAACACCAGACCACGCTGTGAGATATAATTTCCGTTGATTTTTATTTTAGCCAATACGTTTATTGACTTAGGATTGAAGAGCTCGATCTCAAACTCATCATTGTTGTTCAGATAAACCTCACATCCGTTCTGTTTTAATCTGTTTTTGCCTTTTGTGATAAAGGCTTCTGCATTTGGCGTATTCCTATACGCCACTGTTGTTGTGTACATACTTTTTCTCGTTTTATATTTTATTATACCAACCTTTTCATTGCTCATCACAATTCAAGGGCATCTTAGTACCCAAGGTTAATAGCCACACGAGGCTTTTTACAATAATAAATATGGCTTCGAGAAAATAAAGTTTATTTCTTCATTAACGTAATAAAACTCCACAGATGCGAAGGAATTGGATCCAAATGATAAAAGGCATAGAAACCAGACTTACCATTTTCTTTTAATCTATCATTCAACACCAAATTATTGCTGGAATATCCGTTAATAACATTCGGTTTACCCAACCCACAGATATAAAATTCCGTCTTAGATACCATACATATAAAAATGGTGTTCCTATATGTTTTTGCATAGACCAAGGGAAAATAACCATATGAAAACGTACAAACATCAACATTACCATTCTTTATGATTGTATTAACATATGGCTTTTTGATGTTCTTTACATTATCGTAGTCTATGAAATCGATCTCAAGATATTGCTCCAGGACAACCTCACCAGCAACCTGCATATATAGCTTTTTATATTTATCAATCTCAGTCTGATTCAATTTCCTATTCAAGGCAACTTGATCAGCATTCATTAATTTTAATATCGAATTCTTTAATTTATTGTGGTGGTGCGTATCAAGCGTTATTTGTGTGAAGTTATTTAAATATGGTGTGAAACAGTTGTCGTAAGTAATTTGCGCTTTCATTGTACAAAAATAAAAAAAAGTTTGGTGAAAAGCAAATAATTAATTACTTTTGTTAAAAAAATAAAAAAGATGAATAAAAACACGGACGAACAAATTAAGTTCATTGATGATAAGAGTGATAACTCAATCATCCTATCAGCAACCGCTGGCTCAGGTAAAACCCACTCATCGGTGGAACGACTTAACCGTATGATAGAAGATGGTGTTGACCCAACTAAGATTATCTTCTTCAGTTTTACCAACGATGCCGTAAACGAGCTTAAATCACGTATTAAGCACGATGTAAAGATCACAACGATACATAGCTTCACCAGCTCACTGCTTGGCAAAATGGGGCTCTTTAAGCCCATTGTGACGTTCTATGAATTTACCAACTGGTATAAGGAAAAATATAAACCACACGTTAAGGATCCCATGAAGGTTAAAATGGAATACGCCAGAAACGTTGACCGTTTTTATGAAGAGGGTAATCAGATATCATCAACATTCTCAGCCTATAAGCTACAGAACTCAGACGGTATCAAAATAGGTAAACCACAATTCTATGATGAATACGTTGCGTTCATCAAAGAAACCAAAAGTCGTGACTTCTCCGATATGCTTATCGATACCGAGAGGTATAGTCGTGACCAAAAATACAAAAAGTATTTTGAGAATACATACGAATATATCTTCGTTGATGAATACCAGGACACATCAACATTACAGATGAAAATTCTCTTGGCGATGAAAGGTAAACAATACCATTTGATCGGTGATAAAAACCAATCAATATATGGTTTCTCTGGTGCAAACTGTGAGGCTATTGAAAATCTATTGATGAACAGCCACAAAACCATTGAGATGACTCTTACCAAAAATTTCAGATCACATAAGAGCATCGTTGAAAACTCAAACAAATATAGCTCGCTTACCGCAATACCACATCACGAAGATGATGGGTATATACATGATAAACTCATATCGGAAGATGATATGTACGATAAGATGAGGGATGGTAAACCACTCGCTATCCTGGCAAGAACAAACAACGTTATTAAGGAAATCGAGAAACATTGTCTTAAGCAAAAAATTAAGATGAGGTATTTCAACTATATAACACCAGCGGATATAGAAAAAATAAATGAGGGAAAGATTAACCCATCATTGAAGAAACGCCTGGAAGCTGTTGCACCGTATCACGGAAATACGTTTGGGTTGATTAAATTCATTGAAAGCAATAGCGAATCAGATGTGTTCGTGACATCAATCCATAAGAGCAAAGGACGTGAGTTCCCACGTTGCGTTATCGTGAACTCGATAGACCCAGAACTCTTATCTGAAACAGAGTATGATTTTGAGGACTATAGTTTCATACGCAACGATGGCGATGTGGACATGGAAGCCAGAAACATACATTATGTTGCCGTCACCAGACCAAAAGAGGAATTATACTTTTTAGTATATGAATAAAAAAGCGGGGAAATTCCCCGCTTTTTTTATCTGCCTTGACCTCTATATCTCTTTAGATAGTTTTTACTACCCTTGTTACGACCTGATTTATTCTTTGCGTGAATACCTGGTCTTTTTTTGTGTTCCTTCTTTGAAAAGGTTCTTGCGTTACCTGATGGATTTGCAGCCATAATTAGTATTTAAGTATTTGTTTCATTCTTCTTAACTGTTCGTTAAGTGCTTTTTCTTCTTCCTTAGATTCTTCTTCCTCAGCTTCTGTCATAGATTCATCTTCTTCTTCGGCTTCGGTTACTGATTCTTCTTCTTCTTCTTCCTCATTCTCCATCATATCACCACCGATTTTGTGATCGTGTGGGTTGTTGTAGAAATCATGTTCATCATCAGTTACCGATGGATCGTCTTCTCTATTCTGACGCATCATACGTGCAGCTGCCATTCTATCATCCATTGGATCATGTGGAACATCAAGATCTTGGTTAAATTCATCATTTTCATATTCACCCATCCAACACTCATCTTCCATACCAGTTTCGTTCAACCAGCTTTCATCTTCCATGTTTTCGAAAACCTTACCCTTAGCACCAGCTCTTGTTTCCATCCAAGATTTTGATTCTTCTTTTGTCTTCTTCTCACCCATATTAGGTAAAGAACTCTTCTTACCACCAACTTCAGTTGAACCACCCTTGATGTTTTTAGTAGCATCTTTAGATACACCCTTAGTAGCTGTACCAGGATTTTTTTCTGGAGCTTTCGGTGCTCTTGTTTCTTGCGTTGTAGCTGGAGCTGATTTAGATTTTTCAGCTGGCATCATTTCGTTAGTCTTCTTTTCAGGAGCTTTTGGTGCTCTTGTTTCTTGCTTTGTAGCGGTACCAGAAGTAGATAAAGCCATTTTTTCCTTACCTGGATTGCTCTCAGATGGAACCTTTGCCATATTCTCCTTGTGACCTTCACCAGCTTTCATGCTAAGTAAATGTTTGGTAGCTGCGTTCTTAATAACCTCGCTTTCCTTAATTTTCGCTTTCTCAAAAGGCTTCACTGGTGGTTTAACCTGTGATTTAGTAGCACCCTGTGGGTCTACAGAACCTTTAACATGTTTAGTAGCGTCCTTGGCAACGGTC